AAACCTATATAGTAGAGGGATCTTTTTTTGACACCATTTTACTTCTTCCTTCGCACTAGAGGCGACCACCCCAGGGGCGGTCAAAATCTCTACAGCTTTTTCTACGGAAGACCGGCGCCCCCTCAAACGTGCAAAAACGCAAAATTGATAGGCCGGGGGTCTATAGTGCTGGCGGTGGTGTCGCAAAATAAAAATGTGGATAATAAAAAAGTGAACTTAAAAAAGCATGAAAACGGCAGAAAAACAACCGTTTCCGTGCTTTTTTTATACCCTTTTTTATCTTTGGTATTTTGACCAGTTGGGTTTTAAAAGGCGCGAAATGCAAAGGGAAAACTTATGATTTTTAGGGCATTTTTATTAGTTTTCGCAAAATTAAGACCCGCTTTTACTGGCGTACTGATAGGACCCGAGGGAAGGAGGACACCATGGGAATTGAATATGAAGACCCGGATATGGAGGAATTCTTAAGCGGGGTCGCAAAACGGTTCTGCCCAAACTGTGGCAGGCCAGTCACATCAAACCGTGTCGGAAGACCAAGGGTCTACTGTTCTGACTTATGCAGAAAACAATTCTGGCAAAACCATCCGAGAGCGGATGAGTGGAATTCTTACGAGACGCTTGTGTGTCCCGTCTGCGACAGGGTGTTTCGTGCAAAACGAGTCAGTACCAGAAAGAGGAAATACTGCAGTAAAGACTGTGCTGCAAAAGGAAGGTGGCAGAAAGGAGAAATATATGACACTGATTGAGTCAATTATAATCAACGGGATTTATCTGGATGTGGGAAGTGAAGTGGTCTATGGCAGTGACCAGATATTTGAAACTTATCCTTGCCGTTTCCCGACGGTCTGCTTTGAACTGATGGGTACGTACATGCTGACAAAGGCTGCTGATGTAATCAGAGAGTTTGAGGGAGTGGAGAAAAGAAGCCCTGACGGCTATTACAATTTTTACTTTGGAATTAACGATTACAGCAAAAGCAAAGCAGATGTCTGTATCTCTTTTGTAGTTGTAGATGAGGCTGTTTCGGATAATGAATCGGAATATCTCATTGCCCTTTCACAGTATGAACAGGAGTTGATGTATGACCGCCTCGATGAGCAATGCCGGAAATATCTCGGAAAGAGCTGTGAGATGCTGCTGGCAGAAGCGAGAAAGCAGATGGAGGGAAAAGATGATGGTAGTGAATGATGCAGTCAATCATCCATCCCATTATACGGATGGAAAAATTGAAGTGATTGATTTTATTGAAGATAAAAAACTGGATTACCACTTAGGCAACGCAATCAAGTATATCTGTCGCGCAGGAAAGAAAGATCCGGATAAAGAGATAGAGGACCTGCAGAAATCCGTGTGGTACATCAACCGAAAGATTGAGAGATTAAATGGAGGTATAAACGAGTGAAGACAGCAGAACTTAAAATGCTGCCGGTATCGGTGCTAAAGCCGGCAGAATACAATCCCCGTAAAAAATTAAAACCCGGTGATAAAGAATACGAAAAGATTAAGAACTCCATTGAGGAGTTTGGATTTGCAGACCCACTTGTGGTCAACGCAGACATGACAATCATCGGTGGCCATCAGAGACTTACCGTTGCAATGGCACTTGGTCTTAAGGAAGTACCGTGTGCGATAGTTGACATTGATAAGACCAGGGAGAAGGCATTAAACATTGCCCTTAATAAGATTACGGGAGCATGGGATGAAAGCTTACTCGCAGAGTTGTTAAAGGACATTCAGGAGAGCAACTTTGACCTTGGAAAGACTGGCTTTGATCCGCCGGAGATTGAGGAACTCTTCAGTCAGGTCCATGACAAGAATGTTAAGGATGACGACTTTGATACTGAAAAAGCGGTTGAAGCACCTGCTTTTGTCGAATCCGGTGATATCTGGCTTTTAGGCAGACACCGTCTCATGTGTGGAGATTCCACAAAACAGGAGGACGTGGATGCACTGATGGATGGCAAGAAGGCAAATGCCTGCATTACCGACCCTCCTTACAATTGTGCGTATGAGGGCGGAACCGGCATGACCATCATGAATGACCACTGGGATGACAGTGAAAAGTTTTACCAGTTCCTTCTGGCCGCACTCAAAAATGTCTATTACCATCTGGCTGACGGAGGTGCGCTGTATGTGTTCCATTCCGATGCAGAGAAGTGCAATTTCTTCAATGCAACGGTGAATGCGGGATTCCATTATTCAACAACCTGCATCTGGGTTAAGAACGCATTGGTCATTGGGAGAATGGATTATCAGATGCGCCACGAACCGGTTATCTACGCATTCAAGGACACAGCGGCTCACAAGTTCTACGGCGACAGAAAACAGACTACCATCTGGGAATTTGATAAGCCGAAGAAATCGAAGCTGCATCCTACTACAAAGCCGTTACCTTTAATCGCATATCCCATGAAGATGTCCTCACTTGAAAACAGCATCATCCTGGACTTATTCGGTGGTTCCGGCTCTACCATGATGGCGGCAGAACAGCTGAACCGTACGGCCTGCCTTATGGAACTTGATCCGAAGTACGCATCGGCAATCGTTAGACGATATGCGGCAACAGCCGGAAAGACAGATGACATCTATGTTATCCGAAATGGTCAGAAGCTGCACTGTGATGAGGTGTATGTAATGACCGATGAGGACTATGCCCTTCAAGAGGGATCCGTGAATGATATCCAGCAGGGTAGAAACGGAGGTGCTAGATGAGTAATAAAACTTTGACCCTCGGAAGTCTTTTTGATGGCTCCGGGGGTTTTCCATTGGCGGGAATACTCGCCGGAATAAAGCCAGTCTGGAGTTGTGAAGTGGAGCCATTTGCCGTTAGTGTTACGGCTAAACGCTTACCCGATGTAAAGCATTATGGGGATATTTCTGTACTAAAAGGCTCGGAAATTGAGCCTGTTGACATCATAACCGGTGGCTTTCCATGTCAAAGCGTCTCTATCGCCGGAAAAAGAGCCGGTGTACAGCATGTGGATCATGGTGCGGAACAGACTACACGAAGCGGTCTGTTTTATGAAGCAACCAGGGTAATCAAAGAAATGAGGGAGAAGACAAATGGAGAAAAACCGAGATACTTTGTTGTCGAGAACGTCCCCGGATTGTTCTCCTCAAACAAAGGGGAGGACTTCCGAAGAGTCCTCGAAGAAATCATTCAAATCGTGGAACCGGCCGCCAAGGTGCCTGCGCCTGAAAAAAAGGGTTGGCCAAACGCAGATTATTACGTGGGAGACGGATGGTCCATCGCATATCGAGTCCTTGATGCGCAATGGTGGGGCGTACCCCAAAGAAGACAACGAATCTTTCTTGTCGCAGATTTTGCAGGCGAACGCGCCCCGGAAATATTATTTGAGTCCGAAGGCCTGTCAGGGTATTCTGCGGAGGGCTTCCGCACGTGGCAAAGAACTGCCGGAAATCCTGAGGAAGGCATTGGAGAGACAGGCACAGGAGGAGCAGACGGAGCAGTAGGAGCAGTAGGAGGACTGGTCTTAAATGATCAGGGCGGCAACCGTATGGATGTGACCAATGAGGTCACCTGCACACTCCGTGCAGAAGCACATCACCCACCCGTGGTATTGGATGAGCCGAAAGCCTGCCACATCAACCAGAGGGATGAGGGGATTGACCTTCCTGGTATTTCAGGAGCTCTCATGGCTACAAGGAATAATCAGATGCAGACCTTTATTGTGGAGAATGAAGATAAAGCTCCGGATCCGCAGGCGGCAGGCTTTTGTACGGAACACAGTGCCAAGGCAAGGGGCATCGGATATGAGGAAGAAACCTCTCCGACACTAAGAGCAGGAGTTGTTCCTGCGGCAATTGCACTGGAAAACCATCCGACTGACAGCCGTGTGAAGATGAGTGAGGACGGTATGGCACAGACCCTCACCAGCCGAATGGGAACAGGTGGCAACAACGTGCCTCTTGTCATGGAGGGAGAACTTCCTGCGAGAACACTGAAAATCCGCTCCGGATGTGATGGTGGTGGCAAGGGCGCTCTGGAGCAGATTGAAAAGTCTGCAACACTTGGCTGTAACAATGACCAGACGGTGTTCGTACCTTACGGTATCTGCTCCAAGGGAAGCAATTCCATGATGTCTGATAATCCCAACTCGGGATTCTATGAAGCAAAAACTGCAAGAACATTAGACCAGAACGGCGGAAGACCTGACTGCGCACAGGGCGGTATTGCGGTTGTGGCTTTTGCCCAGAACCAAAGGAACGAGGTCAGGGATTTGAAGGATGTGGCAGGTGCATTACAGGCAGAGCCGGGAATGAAACAGCAGACCTATGTACTGCAGGGTTCCATGATTGGCAGGAAGGACGAGAATGGTCCACAGGGTGACGGAATCAATGAGGATGTTTCATTTACCCTTAACACGATTGACCATCACGCCGTAGTCTTTTGTGATAAAGCAGCTACGCTTTCCGCAAATGATGGTCCCAAGGGCCCATCCAGTCAGCAGCTTTCCAATCCGGAAAAAAACTTTGTCTGTGAGAAATCTTACGGCATTGGAAGAGCAGCTTTCAATCAGGGCTACAACGCACAGTTCTCATTTCAGATTGAGGAAGAAGTCGAACCGACCATGTTATCCCGCGGTCCTAATGCCGTGGCGACACCGACCTATTCCGCCAGTAAGGCATCCTTCTTTACGGAGGCGAGCGAGGAGATGGCAAACACCCTTGTGGCTACCGATTACAAAGACCCGCCAATCGTAAACGCGGTGGATGAACCCCACTATATAGTACGCCGTCTCACACCAACCGAGTGTGCAAGGCTGCAGGGTTTCCCCGACTGGTGGTGCAGTGGAATTGGAATCGAGAATCCAACCGATGAGGACATTGCATTCTGGACGGATGTCTGGGAGACACACCGGAAGGTCATGGGAACTTCTAAAAAGCCGAAGAGCGAGAATCAGATACGAAAGTGGCTGAAAAATCCCCACTCGGATAGTGCAGAGTACAAATTGTGGGGCAACGGCGTTTGTTTGCCCATAGTTTTTTTCGTGCTAAGTGGAATAAAATGGGCATCATCAAAGGATCAAGAGCTGGGGAAGGAAGAGTAAGAAACAATAAGCCACAAATAAGTACAAAATCCACCAGATGTGTCCAAAACGACAGCCACATTTTTGGTGGATTTATGTTCCACATATCACTTGATATTCCTCCGAAAGTACGGGAATATGCCCATAGAAAAAACAAAGGAGGATTTGAACATGAAGATCAGATACGAAAAGAAGAACTCAGCAGAGAAAAAACAGCTCATCGCTGCCATCTGCGGCATTACGGGAGAGACCTCAAAGTACATGGGACCGCCCACGATGCGTTACGCCATTGGGGAGATGACCATAGACAGGGAAGGAAACCTTGTGGTGCCGGATGAAATGGATGTGACTGGGCTTGTAGAAAAATTAAAAGGGCAGGGATTTGAGGGAGAGGTTGAGAGAACGGTATCTATCACCGAGACAGTGTCGGATGCTCCGACTGGTCAGCCTTTGACAGACACGCAGTCTTCCGACAGCTTTACCATTTACCTTCCAAAAAGCAAGCTGCCAGATGAAGCGATGGAACGTCTGGAGCGAATTCTGGAATCCAAGGGAAGGCTCATCAAGAAAGCTCTGGGTGCAAAAAGCATCAGAGTTGAGATTGAGGGAGACAGGGTCAACTTCCCATGGTTTGACAGAATCCCGGAAGCCGACCAGGTGGAAAGCTACACGAAGTTCATTGCGGCACTGGCAAAAATGGCAAGGGAGCAGAGCAGGGTTTGTGCAAAAGAAAAAGTCAATGAAAATGAGAAGTACGCATTCCGCTGTTTCCTTTTAAGACTCGGCTTTATCGGGGATGAGTTTAAAAAAGACAGGAAGATTCTCCTGAAAAACTTTGATGGAAGCTCCGCCTTCCGCACACAGGAAGCAGCCGACAGGGCAAAGGAAAAGCTGGAAGCAAAGAAAAATCAGACAGCAGAACCCGCAGAAGAAGCAGCTACTGAGGCAGTGCAGGCTGTGGAGTAACTCCGGTATGTGGCATAAAATACACAGTTTTGCGGCAATAAACAACACAATATCTGGTGGTTATATATCTCCAAATGTACTTGATATAGTGTGCTTATGACGGTAATATACACACTACCAAAAGGAAAACAGCCGGGGAAAAGCCCGACGGAGCAAATAAAGGAGATAAAACCATGAAAGAGACAACAGCATTACAGATTGCAGGAATGAAGGAACAGAGATTCGGAATCGAGATTGAAGGAAACAACATCACCAGAGAAAAGGCTGCAAAGACTGCAGCAGAATTCTTTGGAACGGGACGCTTTCAGGACACAGCATTAAGAAACGGCTACTACACCTGGAGTGCATGGGATGAGAAGGACAGAGAATGGAAATTCCAAAAGGATGTAAGCATCAGCGGACCGGACAGCCAGAAATGCGAACTGGTCAGCCCAATCTTACAGTACGAAGACATGGAGCTTTTACAGGGACTTATTAGAGCACTCAGAAAAGCGGGAATGAAGAGCGACCACACAAGAGGATGCGGAGTCCACGTACATGTTGACGGAGCAGGACACACACCACAGAGCATCCGAACACTGGTAAACATCATGGCAGCCCATGAAAGCCAGCTGGTAAAGGCAATCGGGATCACACGCTACCGCATGGCAAACTACTGCAAAACGGTAGACCCAAAATTCTTAGAACTGGTCAACAGCAAGAAGCCAAAGACCATGGAAAAGCTGGAAGACATCTGGTACCAGGCTCAGGGCGAGAACTACGGCAGGACACAGCATTACAACAGAAGCCGATACCACATCTTAAACCTGCACAGCTTCTTCAACGGACACGGCACGGTTGAATTCAGATGCTTCCAGTATAACGCACCGGAGGGTGGCAAAAGGAACGGACTTCACGCAGGCGAAACAAAGGCATTCATCCAGCTTTGCCTGGCAATCAACTACCTTTCAAAGCAGATACGATTCGCAAGCCCAAAGCCACAGCAGACGGAGAACGAAGCCTACGCATTTAGATGCTGGATGCTAAGACTCGGATTCATCGGCGAGGAATTTAAGACCGCCAGGGATTATTACCTCAAGAACATGAACGGCAACTGCGCATGGAGACATGCCGAGTAGAGACACCACCTTAAACGAAAGGGAATCCTCCGGGCGGGCATCCGCCCTTAAGGTGGTAGGAAAGGAGGTAGCAGCCATGAAGAAAAACGAAAACAGACCGGCAGGAAGAACCTTCACGGTCACAATCACGGAAACCCTTAGAAGGGAAATCACAGTAAACGAAAGCGAATTAAAAGAGCCAACGGTAACCGATGCGGAGCAGACGGTACGGGACTGGTGGAACAACGGACAGATCATCCTGAATGCGGATGATTTTACCGATGTGGAATTTTCCACAGAAGAAACAACAACTAAATAAGGGAGAAAATGTACATGGGAACAATTTACGAAACATTCAGGCAGGAACTTACAGATGCGGTTACCAAAGCAGGCGGTGGTCAGACGGATGTGAGCATCAGCCGAGTGAACAAGATAAACCGTACCGAGGAGCAGATCACCGTCCGCATGAAAGACAGCACGGTTGCACCAAGCCTGGACCTTGCGATGCTCTATGAGGCCTTTACTGCGGGAGAGCCGGTGTGGAGAATAGCTGAGAAGCTGATTAAACTTGCCACTGAGGTAACTTACGAAATGACACCGGAGATTACGAGGGAATCTGCACAACGAAACCTTTTCTTCTGCCTGGCCAGTACCGAAGGAAATGAGGAGCTGGTGAAAGAGACGGCGGGGGCAATGGTAGAGGGTACGGACCTTTTCAAGGCGGTGCGATGGGCGGTCGGACCGGATGCAAGCTTCCTTGTGAAGAAGCAGATACTCGGGGCAGCCGGAATGACGGAGCCGGAAGCACTGCAGTATGCACAGAAAAACACAAACGCCAGGGGCTGGGTGATGAAAAGCCTCAGCTCGTTCATTGAAGAGGCAGGGGCAGTGCCTGACGGGGACTTACGCCTCGAAGATGTACCACTTTACATTCTCAAGTGGGAGGGTGCGGACGGTTCGGCGGCAATCCTGATTGACGGATGCCTTGCCGGGGTGAGGCAGAGGCTTGGCAGTAATTTCTACATCCTTCCCTCCTCGAGGCATGAGGTTCTGATTCTCCCGGAAAGCGGGGACACGATGGCGGAACAGCTCCGAGACCTGGTAAGGGAGATTAATGCCGGTGAACTGCTTCCGCACGACAAGCTTTCAGACAACGTGTACTTTTACGACGGCGTAAAGCTGACAATCGCGGGAAAGGGGGCGGACGCATGAGCAGATACTACATTGCCTACGGCAGCAACCTGTCCGTAGAACAGATGAACGTAAGATGCCCCGATGCTAAGATCATCGGCACGGCAGAATTAAAAGACTGGAAGCTTGTATTTAAGCTTCATGCAACCATCGAGCCGGAAGAAGGGTGTACCACCCCAATCCTTGTGTGGGAGATTTCGGATGAGGACGAAGCAAGGCTTGACCGTTACGAGGGATTTCCAAAGTACTACATTAAGAAGGAACTTCCAATCACCGTCAATTCCATAGACGGAGGAAATAAGACGAAAATAAACGCAATGGTCTACATCATGACAGACTGCCGAGGCATCCAGCCACCGTCACCATATTATTACAACGTCATAAGGGAAGGCTATGTGCGATTCGGTTTTGACACGGCCATCCTGGAAAAGGCACTGAAGGAGGCACAGCGATGAATCTATTTCCAAGAAAAGAAGTGGTGGAGGGTATCAGACAGAGATACCCCGTAGGATGCAGGGTGGTTCTTGACCATATGGAAGACCCATACAGAGAGATGCCTGCAGGCACACAGGGAACCGTAAGAACAGTGGATGATTCCGGCACAATTTTTGTATCGTGGGACAATGGCTCCGGTCTTGGGGTGGTCTACGGCGAGGATCGCTGCCACAAGGTAGGAACGGAAGAAGAAATCAAAGAAAGCTTGAACCACTTAGGCAAGAAAATGAAGTACGCCATCTGCCCGAGGTGCGGACAGATGCACTCGCAGGCAAACCGACTGCTCGCCTTATCAAGAAGGGCGGACATCATTATCTGTGAGAGCTGTGGAAGCATGGAGGCACTTGAGGATGCAGGATTTTGTGAACGCATGGAGCTAAAGGACTGGGAGGTTGTAAGAGCCGACTGGATACAGTAATAAAACCGGCTGGGAAGGCAAAAACAGAGCTTTCCCGGCTGTGTAATCTACACAATTACCTCTGCCTATCTTTGTGTACATTATGGCTCCTAATTAACTTGATAATATGTCCTTTTAGAGCGAATATGTACCTACCGAAAGGGAAAACACATTAAATTTACGGAGGTAACAACCATGAAGAACATTTTTGAAAAGACTTACGCACAGGTACAGGAAGCCAGGAGAGCCTTAGGCGAAGCAAAGGATGAGGCGGGTAAAGAAGCAGCAAGAGCCATTTACAAAGCGGCAACAGAGAATATTGAAAAGCTCGGTGGCACAGCCTGCCGCATTTGGAGAGAATACGAAGCATCCCGAGACTGCGGAAACACATACATGGACATCAACGAGGTGGTTTGGGAAGAGGATGTGGACGGGTTGATCGCCTGCATGAAGGAAAACGGCATCGAACACTTCACCTTCTCATCTGGCTGGTCAAGCGCAGTGGAAACCGCATGGCTTTTCCAGAAAGCCGGATGCAGGCTGGAAGGACTCATCGAAATCAACAGCCGCCACAAGGCTTTCATGAGCGACGAATACGAGAAGGCACACGGTTACCTTTTCGGAATCAACTAAGGAGGTACAAGGAAAGAGCCTGAGTGAATGCAGGCCTTTTCCTCTGTCTGCTGGTTAAGAGGGGTATCAATCTTTTGAAATCCACTTGATATTTTAGCTAATATAAAGTATAGTGATATTAGCTAAAATAAAAAGGAGGCGGTATTATGGCAACTGCGACAGCTACGGCAACTGAGATGCAGAATAATTTCGGTAAGTACCTGAATCTTGTGATGAGCGGTCAGGAAGTCATCGTGACGAAGAATGGTCATGAGGTTGGGCGTTTTATCCCAAAGGATGCGGCAGTCTCTTATTTAACGGACTCACTGACCGGGATTCTGAGAGGAGACTATGATTTGAACAAAGAAAAGGCAGAGAGGCTGAAGGAAAAATATGGTTCTGTTGATTGATGCAAATATTGTACTGGATGTTTTGTTGGACCGGAAGCCGTTTGTGAGGGATTCCTCATTGATTTGGAAGCTTTGTGAGACTGATCAGGCCAAGGGATATATTTCGACCTTAACCTTTGCCAATATGATGTATATTATGCGTAAAGAGCTAAGTGCTGAGAAGATTGAAGAAGTATTTCGCAAATTGAAACTGATTTTTGAAATTGCAGACTTTAGCACATCCGTATTGGAAAAAGCAGTAGAGATGAAATGGACGGATTTTGAGGATGCAGTCCAAAGTGCTACAGCAGAACAAATCCATGCTGATTATATTATTACAAGAAATGTCCGTGATTTTACTAAAAGCAAAGTGATGGCTTTTTCACCATCCGAGCTGCTTGCCAGAATTTAAAGAATAAATAGAAATTAATCGTGATAGAGAAGCCAAGAAGCCAAGATGCCATGTACACATCCTGGCTTTTCTATTATCTATGACACAGCAGATAAAGGAAAGAGCCTGAGTGAATGCAGGCCTTTTCCTCTGTCTGCTGACAGAGCAGAAGATCTTCACTTATCGTGAAGGTCTTTTCTTTTACAAAAAATGAAGGAAGGAGGTGCCGATGTGGCAACCAGAGGTAGAAAACCAACGCCGACAGCCGTTAAAGAATTGGAAGGCAATCCCGGTAAGAGAGCGTTAAATCAAAAGGAGCCAAAGCCGGATAAGAAGGCTCCTCCATGTCCAAAGTGGCTGGAGCCGGAGGCAAAAAAGGAATGGCGAAGGCTTGCAAAGCAGATGGAGCAGATTGGCATTCTGACTCAGGTAGATATGGCCGCCTTTGCAGGATATTGTCAGGCATATGCCAGATGGAAGGAAGCAGAGGAGTTCATCACCCAGCACGGCACCATTGTAAAGACACCGAGCGGATACTGGCAACAGGTACCGCAGGTATCCATCGCACAGACATATCTGAAAATCATGAACCGCTTTGCAGAGCAGTTCGGACTGACACCTTCATCCAGAAGCAGAATCATTGCTTCAGACGGAAGACCTGCAGGTGGCATGGATGAGATGGAGGAGCTTTTGGGAGGTGGCAGCTAATGGGAGAGATAAGACCAAAGGACTATCCGAAACTGAAAGATTACAAGCCGACCAGGTTCATGTTACCAACTTCTCATTATGATGAGCAGAAAGCCAACCGGGCGGTACGCTTCATTGAGAACCTCTGCCACACCAAAGGAAAATGGGCGGGAAAACGCTTCTGGCTCTTACCCTGGCAGGAACAGATTGTCAGGGACGTGTTTGGGATTGTGAAAGAGGATGGCAACAGGCAGTTCCGTACCGCTTATGTTGAAATAGGCAAAAAAAATGGAAAAAGTGAGCTTGCCGCCGCAGTTGCTCTGTACCTGCTATTTGCAGACAATGAGCCATCAGCAGAGGTTTACGGTGCTGCTGCAGACAGACAGCAGGCATCCATTGTATTCGATGTGGCAAATCAGATGGTGCAGATGTCACCGGCACTGATGAAGCGGTGCAAGATCATGGCTGCGACCAAGAGAATCGTGAATTATTCAAATGCTGGGTTTTATCAGGTCCTTTCAGCAGAAGTTGGCACCAAACACGGTTTGAATGTATCAGGACTTGTCCTTGATGAAGTACATGCCCAGCCTAACCGAAAACTTTACGATGTCCTCACCAAGGGCTCCGGTGATGCCAGAGAACAGCCCTTATACTTTTTGATCACAACGGCAGGTACAGATAAAGAAAGTATCTGCTACGAACTCCATACTAAGGCAAAGGACCTCTTAGAGGGCAGAAAAATCGACCATACCTTTTATCCGGTTGTTTATGGTCTTACCGATGATGACGACTGGACGATAGAGGATAACTGGTATAAAGCAAATCCCTCCCTTGGTCAGACCATTCAGATTGACCGTGTACGGGAAGCCTATGCAGATGCCATTCAGAATCCGGCAGAAGAAAATGTATTTAAACAGCTGCGACTGAACATGTGGGTGGCATCCCTTACAAGGTTTATCCCGGAGCAGATCTATGACCTGGGAAACACACCAATTGACATGGATGACCTTTTGGGGAGGGAGTGCTATGGAGGACTTGACCTTTCAAGCACGGGAGACATTACAGCCTTCGTACTTATGTTTCCACCAAGGACGGAAGAGGAAAAATACATCCTGCTTCCGTTCTTTTGGATACCGGAAGATACGATTCCACTTCGAGTCCGAAGGGCATCGGTTCCCTACGATGTGTGGCATCAGCAGGGGTTTTTAAATGCCACAGAAGGAAACGTTATCCATTATGACTTCATTGAAAAATTCATTGAAGACCTGGGTAAGAAGTATCACATCTTAGAGATAGCCTTTGACCGTTGGGGAGCAACCCAGATGGTGCAGGATTTGGAGGGCATGGGCTTTACCGTTGTGCCATTCGGACAGGGCTTTAAGGATATGTCCCCGCCGACAAAGGAGTTTTACAAGCTCTTAATGGAAGGGAAAATCCAGCACGGCGGGAATCCCGTCATGAGATGGATGGCAGGAAACGTGGTCGTAGACAGAGACCCGGCGGAGAACATCAAGCCGACCAAGGCAAAGAGTCCGGAGAAGATTGATGGTATCGTAGCAGCCATTATGGCACTTGACCGCTGTATCCGAAATGCCGGACAACAGCAGGGCAGTGTGTATGACGAGAGAGATTTACTCTTTATATAAAATTTTTCAGGAGGAAGAAACATGTCCGTTTTATCAGGATTATTTAAAACAAGAGATGCACCGAAGAACCGAACCACGGGAAGCTCCTATGCCTTTTTCATGGGTGGCAGTACTTCCGGCAAGGCAGTCAATGAACGTTCCGCCATGCAGATGACGGCAGTCTATGCGTGTGTGAGGATTTTATCCGAGGCGATAGCAGGGCTTCCGCTTCACCTTTACCGCTATAAGGACGGCGGAGGAAAGGAAAAGGCAATCGACCACAGTCTCTACCGGCTGTTACACGATGAACCGAATCCGGAAATGACAAGCTTCAT